ATGCTGTAGTTTTACTTTTTTTGCTACCACGCGACCCTTTTACTACTCTATACATGTTCTTGTTGTGCCAGAATTTGTTATAACCGCCACCTATCTTTCGTGCTATGTTGACGTTAGTCATTTTCCGGCACATCTTCGATAAATGTTGGTGTGGTTACTTCGGCTTCGAGTTTTTCAGTCCACAACTTGTGATGTTTACCAAGCAACTCTAGCGCTTTGTTTTGGTCGCTTATTTTAGGCGGTTTCTCAACTAAATTTACATCCTCATCATAAACAAGGTTATGTTTTTCGGTTGTAGGGTTAACTTTATAAATACCTTTTTTGGTTACAATAGCCTCAACCTCAACCGTTTCTGCTCTTGCAGTTCTTGTTAAACGGTATAAAACTTCTTTGCCACTCATGATTTTTTCATCGAAAAGCTTTTCTTCTACTCCCTTGATGTAACTTTTTACATCAACATTCTTCAACATCCTTTGCCCCTGAGAATATGCTGTTTTTTCACTGTATCCAGACCTAGTAGCATTACCATAACAATCGCTGCCAGGTATGCAGTAAGCTTCTGCAAATGCCTTTTGTCTCTTATTCAAGTTGTCCATATCATATATCACACGCCTTTACGTTATTCACACTTATAATTTTTTTAAAAAAGCTACTCGTGTTTGCTCACGAATAGCTAATAGGAGTTAAACATAATTTGTTAGGAGACGAACATATAGTTTATATACCGCCCGCTCATAGAGTAGACGGTTAAGCAACCAGGCGCACTACCTCCAATAGGAAAATTGCTACCCGATTACTTATACGGAAGTCTCCGCCATAAGACAACGTCTCATTACGGCGGTTCGTTCACAATACCATGATAAGCCTTTTCAAACCGGACTTACATACCCCAAAAGTCCGCTATACGTATCCTATAAACTCGGCCAACCTACTACT